CCCTTGTGGCAGACCAGAAACCGGCCAGTACAGCGCCAGTGCGTACTGATTAGCCGTAAGCGCACCATCAACCTTAAACCGGCAGCTGACAAGACCACCTTTACCCAGCAGGTCCGCACCATTACCGGCATCATGCTCAAGGTACCAGGAGGATTTGCCTGTTTCCTTGGTCAGTTTCATAGCCTTACCCCCGCTGGCTCCGGCATCATCCACGGTCTGAGCCTTACCGCCTCCGGCAGTCCAGCCCTGTGGTGCCAGCTGTCCTTCAGACTCTGATGCCCGGTAAGCAAACAGGGTGCTCATCGTCGTGGTGTCAGCCGGTGGTGTGGACGGTGTATCCGGCGATGGTGTTGATGGCGTGTCTGGTGATGGTTTTTCATCCGGCTGTGTTACAACCGGTCCCTGCATCACTTCAGGTGTGCGTCCCGCATGGAGCAGAATCGCTGACGCAAGACGGTCTGAAATAATGCCCCTGCGTGCCCATGAGCTGAAATGGCTGTCACGCTGCGTGGAGACAAAACTGCCCTGGGTACGGGATGCCGCACCGTAATACCCGACAGTCACAATATCCGGGTCTTCCGCCGGAGCATTCGTTGGCGTGTTCTGTCCATTCTCATCCGTCAGGAAAGGTACAAAGAAAATATTCTGTGCTTCCTTACCTTTGTAGCCACCGTATACCGCCTCATATTTATCGGTGCCAGCGTTTTTCCAGTAATACGTGGTATCACCACAAATCCACGGCACCGTGGTGGCATTTCCACTCACACACTGCGCAGCAAGCGGAGACAGGTCGGCTCTGAACTGCTGAACCATGGCAGTGAATAAACCATTATGCTGCTGACTTCCCGATGCAAGGTCTGCCTCTCCCTGCATCCAGACCACAGCCAGAAGTTTGTTTTTCGGGTTCTTCGCCAGCGCCGCTCTGGTACGGCTTACCAGGTCCTGATACAGGGGTTTACCAACTCCCCAGCGTGAAGAATCAGCGGAAGCACCGCCGGCCTCACTGAATGAACCGTCCGCCCCGGTGGTGAATGCTGACCCGCCACGGCAACAGGGCACCAGAAGTATCCCGGCATTCTGCGGGATATAAGGCAGCAGTTTTTTGGCAATATGCAGCCCCTGACCCACACAACCATACTGCCCCTTGTTCAGGTCAGCTTTCGGGTGGTTTATCCCGCTCATGTCCTGCACATCATGCAGGCAGTGGTCTGCCGGAATGATGTCATTGTATTTACACGGCGTACCGCCTGGCGTGACCGCGCTGCGGCGTGCCAGTTGCTTAATCCGTGGGTCCGGGCGGTCAAATGAATCCGGTAACGGAAGCCCTTCACCATAGGACATGCCATTTGACTGCCCCGCCAGAACAACAACAAAGTAATATTCCGGCTCACTGACTGTGCTCATTACCGTACCGCTGTCACCCGACGGCTTCACCACAACAGGCGTGGTGACATCACCCTCCGCTGCAATCGCCTGCATCAGGGTATAAGGCGTAATAGCAACCGGACTGCCAAACGGCTGCCAGCCTTCCTTCAGTTTTTGTGACAGTCGCTCCGCAAGCTCTGACGGTGAAGCCGCCCTGACCACACCATAATGCTTAAATCTCATTGCTCCTCCCGGACGGGATAATGTGTTAACTAAGATGAGAGAGCAGGTGACAGCCCCGGCCGCATGAAAGTTCTGAGAGGGAAGTGCTGCCTGCTGCTCCATTGCACAGATTAATTACTGTCTGGTAGTATTCAGTGGCTGATTAGAATACTTCACATTTTGTTATTTTGTGCAGCCCGTTACCATTCGTAGCGGGCTTTTTTTGTCCATAAAAAAGCCCCTCCGGAGAGGGGCATACTAGCTATATATCCATTTATCATTGGCTGCGTGGTGCCGGGTGCCTCCCGGTGAGCTCAGCCTGGTGTCACTGAGCCCGCACATTCTCGATCCAAGTTATCGTCGGAGATAATACCTGATACACCAGACGCCCCTCCGCACAGGGGGATTCACCACGCGCAGAGAAGGATACTGAACACTATTTTCTCCAGGCAATATGCAATAACATGAAGTGTGAGATGACTTACAATTATAAAAAACAGCCTACAGAATACTCCTAAATAAAGCCATATCAAAATGAGTAACACAAAAAGGAACCAGGCAAAAATTTACGAGCAGGTATTATCCAGCAACAGTTCAGACGCCATAACTTATTGCCGATAGCTACCATCAATAATTTCTTTCATAAAAAAGCCCCTCTGAAGAGGGGCTGACATACGCATTTGCTTTCATCATCAATATGGCGCCGGGTGCCTCCCAGTGCTCCATAACTGATTAATATGGAACGCGGTTTCATTCAGTTGCATTCATGAATAACACTCTAATCAGTCCGCCCCGCCGCTTAGGGGGATTCGCCATATAAATTGAAAGTACTGAACACATCTGTCACAAACAATATGCAATTGTATGAATTGTGAGATTATTATCAATAACACAAAATTACAGCTCTAGTACATAAACAGCAGATTAAACAAAAACAACAAAAGTATTGAATTGCACGGTGCCGGGTGCCTCCCGGTGAATTCTGCAATGACCAGACAGAATCCGCAACTTGCTACTAACGCTAATGCGACCAAGCCTAACAGTCATTATGCCCCTCCGCACAGGGGGATTCACCATGCGCTAAAAAAATACAAAACGTCACGTCACTCTGACAATACGAAGCACCATAAAATGTGAGTTATTTATCAATTCTTAATTCTGGTTACAGGAATATTCCGAATCAAATCTTTAAAAAAGAAATTCAAATGCATGGTGCCGGGTGCCTCCCGGTGAACAGACCGTCCGTGATACCAGTCGGCAACACAGGAAATTAATGGTATCACCCCACCGCACAGGGGGATTCACCATGCAGGCGTTTTCTTAGCAAACTAACTGCGCGTCCGGCAACTCCCAACCACATAAAACGTGGAGTTTGTAGCATTTATGCACATAACTCATAGGGGTTATCTTAAAAAAAGCTGACCATGCTTCCCCAGCAACGCAATAACTTTATCCCCTGAAGTGGCATCCCCCGTATTATCGACAGGCTCAAAAAGGAGCCAGTCATCTGAAGATGACTGGAAAAAGGAAAGATAAAAAATTATTCATCATACAACCTTCGTTGCAGGGGAGAATCCTGCGGTGGCAGCAACATACAAAAACATAAGCCAACTAACAATATGCAGACATAGCATTTTCGGATTTTGTTATATGGCACGGTAACTGAATGCTTACCTGATATACAGTCCGGTATAAAGTTGCAAAAAACCGCCAGTTAAGGCGGCATTCAAACAGACAACAGGATTTTTTCGTAATTTTAACAACATCGGGGTGGCGAATCGTCAGCCCCTGTCAGGAAGTACCAGAACTCCCACCAACAATACCCCCCATTCAGCGTTATCAAACACAGCACAGAAACTATCAATGTTTGCTGTTACAGTTAGGGAAAAAACGATAAATACGCCACAGGCTCTTTTTGCTGTGAAGTAAAAACTGATCTGAAAGACTGCTCATCATTTATTTTGCTGGACCGTCACCGGGGACTCGAACCCCGCATTCTCAACATAAAAAGGTTGATGCTCTTTCCTGATGAGCTAGTGACGGCATGGTTGCCTTGCTGGATTTGAACCAGCGACCTGGCGATTATGAGTCTCTCGCTCTCACCACTGAGCTAAAGGGCCGGGAACAGAATAATAATGGTGCGTAATTAATTCTGCAATCTCATCCGTTTCAAACGATTAAATCCTGAACTTCCCTGACTGTCTGTTCAAAACGTCCTGTCTCCAGCTCAACACCAATCGCACAACGCCCCAGTGCCATCGCCGCTTTTACCGTTGAACCTGAACCCATAAAAAAATCTGCAACCAGGTCTCCCGGACGACTGCTCGCGTTGATTATCTGCTGCAGCATTTCTGCCGGTTTTTCGCACGGATGTTTCCCTGGATAGTACTGCACCGGTTTATGCGTCCAGACATCGGTGTACGGAACCTGCGCCGTCACACCGAAATACCGCCGCAAATTTTTATATTCACTCAGCAGTTCCGTATACTGCCGGTTCAGCTCACTGTATGTGCTGACCAGCTGGTGGTGTGGCTTTTCCAGTTCCCCGCGCTGATGTTTTTCTGCCGCAACACGCGCAAACAACGCCTGCAATTTGTTGTAATCACCCTCGTTCGGTAACTGCCACTGACTGGTACCAAACCAGTGCGAAGCCATGTTTTTCTTTCCGGTGGCTTCCGCTATCTGTTTTGACGTTATTCCCAGTGATTTACGCGCATCACGAAAGTAAGAAATCAGCGGGGCCATGACGTGCTGTTTTAGCTCGCGCCCCTGTGCCACATAGCCATCATCTTTCGGGCGATACGGTCCCTGATAATGTTCTGCAAACAGAATGCGCTCTGTTGCCGGAAAATACGCCCGCAGACTTTCCTTATTGCACCCGTTCCAGCGTCCGGACGGCTTCGCCCAGATAATGTGGTTCAGCACATTAAAGCGCTCACGCATCATGATTTCGGTGTCAGATGCCAGGCGATGACCACAGAACAGGTAAAGACTTCCGGCAGGCTTCAGTACCCGCCAGAACTGCGCCAGACACTGGTCCAGCCATTTCAGGTAATCATCGTCGCCCTCCCACTGGTTATCCCAGCCCTCGGGCTTCACTTTAAAGTATGGCGGGTCTGTGACTATCAGATCGACAGAGTTTTCCGGTAAGGTCTGGATAAATTCCAGGCAATCAGCGTTGATTAACTCACAACTGGATATTTTTACAGTATTAATCATAGATCAATAAGCACTTCTCTGATAGGCTCATACCGCTTTTGCGCAAAGCAGATGGGCCTGAGGTTTGCTTGTGACCCCAACGCATGAGCAGATGGCTGGCAGGTGCCGCTAACACCCACCAGCCGCCCATTACCACAAATTAAAAAACCTTCACTGAGGAAGGCGTCTGTAACAACCGAACTGATAATCTGCCAGACCCGCCATAACAAGCTGAGTCAGTATTAACTGGCAGCGTTCGCGTGAAAGGTAAGTATTCTGCGCAATTTCCCCGACGGTCGCCGGTTCGGTGACGCTTAATTCATTAAACACCACTCTGGCGGTTTCGGTCATATCCTGCTGTTTTAGCATGCCTTTTTCCCTTTTCCGGTTAACGTGACATACCAATACCTCTTGTCGAAAAAGCCAGCAAGCTGAAAGACCGGCATTCGCAACCACCAGCGCATTTAACGTCCTGTACCGCTTTTCGGGCACAAAAAAACCCGCATAAAGCGGGTTCTTTCAGGTGTCCATGTCTGCTATTCGCCTCGCGGTATAGCTTTGCGAAGCGTAGCTGGATTGAAACAGTTTATGCGTAAAAAATCAAGACATTTTTTGAGCAAACGATTCTCGCATAGGGATGTATAGCGCATATTCAGCAACAGCCAACCAATTAGCAATTCGCTTTTCGCATGTACTAAAACACCATTCCGGGTGCACCTCATTCAACAATTCAGCCATTTTGCGTTTACTCATCCCCCGCCCTTCGTACCTTTGCCGCAGGATATCAATCAATCCAGGATAACGTGCAAGCGCTTTACTTATCACCCCATCAATGCGTAACGCCTCTGCATCAGTACAGTGAGACAACCAGCTCTTCTGTCTGCCAGCGATCATCTCTCGCAAGAATGCTTCCAGCTCTGGTTTATCAATCCCTGACTCCCTGATTCTACGCAGGGCTTCATTGATTGCGGTTTTTGTCAGTTTTTTGGATGCCAGCAACTGATTGAACATATTTCCTGGTTTGCCACCACCTATATACGACCAACGCCCCCACATCCGTAATTTCCCCTGGATCCAGACGGCTTCCAGCGTTTTTAGACGTAAATGCTCGCCGCTTTTGCCTGTAATTTCCGGGTATATCATATTTACGATCACTCACTCTCAATTTTGTAAATCTTCACGCCCAGCCGCCCCCCAGGAACGCGCTGACCGCGCACAATATTGATTTCATCAAACTGCTCGTCGTCTATGAGAAGTCCGGCATGCGTCAGCGCATCCAGTGGTGCTTTCAGGATATTGTCCAGGTCACGACGACGCTTATCCGGTGGCTCTGCAATAATTTTTATTGTCAGCCTTCCGGGCAGGCTTAATTTCAACCGCTGCTGGCGAACAATCAGCGCCACATCCCGGCGATAACGCTTTCCCGTTTCCGATATAAAGTACGTTCCACCACGACGTCGCCAGTAGGTGTTAACCGTCGGCGGCCAGGGCAAAACGAATTCTGTGCGTTCGGTCATTTATGCTCTCCACTTCAGAACACCCGAATTTCTCGCGTGCATTAAAAAACGAATCAGCAACAACAGCTGGCTGCCGTGTTTTTCTTCAAAATCTTTTACCCCGGCGTGTAGTTCGCTATGGCATTTACGGCACAGC